CAATATATAATCCACCATTAACTTGTAATGAAGAGTTTGTATTGAGTGTAGATGGGAAGTATGAGTTGTTTACAATAAATTGCCCCTGAACACTATTACCACTAAAACTGATAGATGAACTATCCATACTTAGTACAGCTCCTCCACCAATCATATTATTACTCATAACAACAGATGCTGATAAAGGAGTTTTAAATGCTACTGCCTGTATAGTACCTGCTAATAAGTTTGCTGTAATATTAGTTGCATTCGTTGCTTTTTCAAAGTTATTTGCAGCTGAAGTACCTAATACAACGTTTCCACCTGCGAATACGTTATTGTTAAGGTTAGATGCTGATGCAGAAACAGGTCCTCTCCAAGTTATTGGTGTACCAGATACTGCGAATACGTTATTTGCAATAGTAGGTGACCAAGCCATAGAGCCTGATATTTGTGGAATAGCAGAACCTAATCCTCCAACTGCTATATTACCACCAGTCATATATCTCTTAAATCCTGCAGTTGGTGCCGCAGGGTTACTAAATATATTACCACTACCTGATATGATTGTATCAGCGGCAGTATTATTATTCTTAAAGATTAAGTTAACGTTGTTAGTATTAGACGAAGAAGATAGATGTAATAAAGAAGCTGCAGTATTATTAAATCCAGATGGTGCTAAAACTAAACTACCTGATATGGTATTCATTCTAACAAATCCGTTACCTACTGGCGAAGGTTCAGCTCTTCCGAATATAAATCCATCTCTTGTATAGAAATTTGCACTTGCAGATGTTGCAGTAAATTGTAAACTACCTGAACCACCTGCACTACCATTATTATTAAAAATAAATGCACCATATGAAGTGAATTGTGTAGATGGAGAATTGAATAATATGTTATTCTGCGTAGCTCCATTCATTGTCCAAAATGCACTACCAGTATTTGATATAGTTAAATTAGCATCTTGTATTGTTTGAGTGCCTGAGAATGTATTAGCTCCCAATGTTGCGAAACTACCTGTATCTATTGCACCACCAAATGATGATGTTGCTACTAATACACTTCTATTATTACTATCACCTACCCAAGCGTATCCTTCTTGTAATGAAGCAGTTAAAGTATTTGATACAACTAAACTTCCAGTCAATTGGAATTGTTGGCTACCAGATGGAACATTTATAGTTACAAATCCACTATTATCGATAGCGTTACCAATACCATTAGTCACACCAAATCGGAAACCTTGGTCTGCTGCATATTCGATAAAATTATCTTTCACCAACATCTTTACACTACCACTTCCACCGAATTGTCCGTTATTGTTAATACGGAAATCTCCATATGCTTGGAAGTTAGAGTTTTCAGATTGAAATTCAACATTGGTTTGGAAACCAGGTTGTGCTATAAGATTTAATTGAGTATTACCGGCAGTTGATATAGTTTGATTGCCAGTAAATGTATTAGAGCCTGTTGTAGCAAAGCCTGTTCCGGTAACTATACCATTTATTCTACTATCAAATGATTGGGATACTTCAGTAAAGTTTGCGTTACTACCTGATGGTGCGTAAACAAATTCTCTTAATGCATCGGTTGCTGAGCCTGTACCATAGTACATATGTGTATCTGCTCCACTACCATCACCAACTATTTCTCTTGCACTTAGGAAACTTAATGGGAATGTTTCATCACCAATTAGAACTGTTCCTAAATTATTTCTACCACTTCCGTTTACTGAACTACCTTTAACTTGTCCGTTTACAACTACCGAATTCCATTTTAAAGAATCAGTTCCTAAATCACCTTGTCCATCTACTAATGGTAATACACTTCCACTAATCGTTTGTGTACCGATGAATGTGTTGCTGCCAGTTGTAGCGAATGAGCCTGTATTGATTGTTGTTCCAAAAGAAGAGGTTGCTACTAATGTAGAAACACCACTACTATTACCTACCCAAGCGTATCCTTGTTGTAAAGATGCTGTTAAAGCACCTGTTGAATCAATACCACCTACTCCTGCTTTAAATGCTGATGCAGTTATTGGTGTTGATGATGCATCTATTGATGCTACATTATTTCTAAATGTTACTATACCAGTCGAACCTGAACGAGGTGCTATATTAAAATCTAATTTACCTCCTTCAAAGTATATTTCATTACCAGCGCCGGCTTGTTCGTTTATGAATGAAATTGAACTACCTGTTACTCTATTGTAAAATTTAATATCATTAGTTCCACCAGGTCCTGCCGTTCCTTCTGTTATAAATTGAATTGTGGTTTCTGCAGATAAGTTTGTAATGTTGCCTGATGGTGCGTTGATACGAAATCCATTACCCATTAATAGGTCTCCGGTTTCAATAGTTTGTGTTCCTCTAAATGTGTTACTACCAGTTGTAGCGAAGTTACCCGTACTACCACTAACATCAGGGATGTTTACACTAAATGTAGATGCATCTCCTTTTGTGAATGTTAAGTTACGAGTTCCATTATCAAATGAAGCAGTTACTAATGAACTTGCAGTTATTGCTGAACTTACATAAGATGATGTTGCTGCATTTAAAGCGTTTATAGATGTTTGTGCACTTTGTGTGAATGTATTTAAATTGTTTACAGATGTGAACAAACTTGCTGTTGCAGAGTTTACATTTGTAATCGATATATTTACACTTGCACTATTCGTTTCCAAAGAACTTACTCTTTGGTCATTTGATTGTGTATATGCGTTGAATGAAGCAGTTGTTACTAATCCACTAATATCAACCGATGAGGTTAATACAGGCGTACCATTAACAGTCAATGAACCTTGCACCTTCACACTTCCACTTAAAGTTTGAACATCACTTAGTTCATCACCAAATTGATTAGAGCCAGATGAATATATTACTGAACTCGTTTCATATGTGGTTTGAACATATGTAAATGATGCAGATACTGCCGTTATGTTTGTAAACGTTTGGTTTGCTGTAAAGTTGTTATCTACATTTGTTCTTGCGAAAGATGCAGTTTCACTTTCAGTTACATATGAAGATGTTTGTGCTGATAACCCATCTATTCTACCATCTTGTGCTAATTGTGATGCTGCAAATGATGCAGAATTTGCGTAAGAGGATGTAGCGTTTATCAACGAATTTATTTGTGCTTGTTGTGCCGCATCTACTGCTGCTACACTTGCACTAATTGCGTAAGATGAAGTTGCTGCTTGTAAGCTATCTACTTCAGCTTGTATTGATTGTGTGAATGTATTATATCCACTATTGATTTGTAATTGTGATGCGGTAAAAGCATTCAATGCAGATATATCACTACCACTTACATCAGGTATAGTAACAGCAAATGTGCTATTATCACCTTTTCTAAATGTTAATGTTTGTCCACTTAAAGATGCAGTTACTAATGCGTTACTTGCCGATGTAAATAAACTAGCAGTTGCTACGTTTAAATTACCTATTAATATTTGTTGAGCATTGGTAGTTATTACCAATGAACTAACTATTGTATCGTTTGATTGAGTATATGCGTTAAACGAAGCCGTTGTTACTAAACTGCCTGTATTGATTGCACTACCTGTTAAGTTAGCTGCGTATATATTAGCTGATGTACTAATATCATTAGATGATGTTAATGCACTTCCAGTCAAAATTAATGGAGTATTAACAATTCTCATTCTACCACCATTAAGAGAAGCAAAATCTAAATTACCTCCACCTTGGTTTATGATTTCTAAATTAGTATATCCAACCTCACTACTAGTCCAATATAAAGCATTTGTATATAATGCTTTTGTTTTATCTATTGTTTGATTGCCTGTAAATGTATTACTACCAGTCGTTGCAAATGTTCCATTGAGTGCACTTTGAGATGCAGTAAATGAGTTTAAATTACTTATAGAAGTATTTACACTTGCTGTATTTGCTTCTAATGAAGTAACCCTTTGGTTATTACTCTGCGTATATGCGTTGAATGATGCGGTTGTTACAAGGCTTCCTGTATCAACATTCACACTACCTGTAAAGATAGGAAATCCGTTAATAGTAAGGCTACCAACTACTTTAACACTACCCGAAAGTATTTGTGTGTCAGTTAACTCATCTCCTAATTGGTTACTGCCTGATGAGAATATAACTGAAGCTGATTCAGTTATTGTATGTATTGTAGTGGCAGTTAAAGTACCTGTTACGTTTAAATTACCTGCTATATTTTGATTACCTATGAAAGAATTGCTACCGCTTAATACAGCGTAAGCATCCATGCTTTGTGTTAACTGCATGGAATCAATCATATCGGCATTGAACTCTCTTAATAATTGAGGAGTAATTAACTGGTCATTATTATTAGGAAAGTTCGTATTATTCTCCTGAAGTAATTGTTGTTTATTTAATGGCATATTCTAAAATCTTATTTTATTGGTTTAATGGTGAACCAACGTTGAATCCATCAGAGTATCCATCGTCAAATGCACCACCGAATGTTCTTACAGGTGATTGGATTACACCAATACCCTGCTGCATCAAATGTCCTTTACAACACTTTACATCATATGTGTCCGAATCCAAACACAAACATGCTCTTCTACTGTTCTTAGGCGAACTTAGACCTAACGTAGGTCCTATGTATATACCGCTTTGATTCTCTCTATTGACAGAATAACGCAGATTACCATTTCTACTATTTGACCATTTACCCATTAATGCTATTGTTTAATTTAAATAACAACTACTAAGGAAGAAATTGTTAACGGCTATTCATTTTTGCAATACTCTCTCTATGCATCAAAGTTTCTATTAAAGATTTATCAGCTCTATAAGCTAAATACAATAAACACTTCTCTAACGGCTCTTCAACAATCCTATCGAATTTGGTAATGTCCCCATCGGCGAGCTCAACAATTGTAGCATATGAGCCCCACTTCTTTGCAAAATTGGCTTGATGTTGTGAGGAAGCTCCATCTCCATCGTAGATTTCAGGGTATCTTTCAGCAAGTCCGTTAATAAATTGAATAAAAAAAAAAGGGCCCCGAAGTGTATATGCATTCCTAAATCTAAAAACTTAGTAGAATCTACTTTGCCACTATATGGCTTTATACTATAATATTTGTTAAGTACTTTCTTATCTACTGGTCTATATAGTATAGACATTATCTTTGCCCAATTATCATCTATTTGTATATCAGTAAACTTAGTAATGTCCGAATATGCGCCATAACTCATCTCTGATAAATTAGGTTCAAATCCATACTCTACTCCATCTATCCAAATGAATTGTTGTAATTCTAATTCAGTTTGTCCTAAGAATGCACCTAACTCATTCTTAATCATATTGTAATCATCTACTGCTAAACCTCTCAGGTACTCAGCGGGTAGATTGCATAGGTGCATAAGAAGTAAAGCAACAGTTGCTTCCTCATCATCTTCATATGATTTCAATTCCTTCTGCAATTGTATCCACTTCTTTAAAGTAATATCCGCATAAGATGTGGGTATTTTAATTTCTAATTCGCTTACCATATATTGTTTTGTTTTAATATTAACATTAATTGTTTTACTTTAGCATCACCATTCTTTACATAGGCATCCATTGCTATCAGCTTTGCTTTTAAATCTTCGTTCTCTTCTCTTAGTGATTGAGCAAAGAGTATTAAATCTCTTATCTCTTCTGCACTCCACGTTTGTGTACTATCTAATTGTGATGACATACTTTCCTTTGTTTGTTGCTTTTTGTGTTAACTTCATCATTGCTACATAACGAGCAGCATCCAATAAGTGGTCTAATCCACCTTCGGGTGTGTCTGTAATATAACCATGCTTATCAGTTGCGTATTGATAGGCGTACATTTCGTTGATGAGGTTTTGTGATTTCTTATGTACATGCAGCTTATGATTCTGCATTACTGATATACCAAACTTAATACTATCCGGTCCTTTCTTAACTGCCTTTGCATTGAATCCCATTCGGTATAGTTCTTCTATACTTCTCGGCTCACTACTATCACACCATATCTCTTCCGATTTAGTTATGTCTAATTTATTTAGCTTATCCGCAATATCCTTTAGAACTAATCCTTTCTCATATAGTATCTCTTCTAAGTAAAGGTTATCTCCATTCTTATAGATTGCTACAACAGCAGTAGGGTCTTGCGAATATCCCCAGTCTAATCCGAATGCCACAAACTCCCCTTCGTAATCTTCTACTACTTCGAATTGGTATATTGCTTTATCGTTTGCAGCAAACTCACCTTTACCATATATTGTCCATTGCTTTGGATTCTTATATTGTAACTCTTCAATTGCTCTAACCATTTCGATAGGCAAGTATATGTTATCCTTATATGTAGTTATGTATCTATCGCAATCTTGCATAGTTCTTAACCAATGATAAGGTGATACCGTTGGATTGTATGATAGTATGATTCTACCTGTTGTACGAATACTTAACTGAAAATAACTTTCCTCATCTAATTCCGATGCTTCATCTATGTAGAGTATATCACTCTTTAATCCTCTTAACTTCTCCGGGTCATCACTATTAATAAACTGAACTATACTTTCACCTAACTTATATGTTCTGTCAGTTGTGTTCCAATCCATATCATCCCACACTCCTAAGCTTTTCAGTATATCGGTGAAATCTTTGATTATAGTACGTTTAAGCGATGGAATGGTTCTACGCACCACTGTTATAGTTTGCGCCGATTCTAGCCCCATTACAATGAGAAATTGGAGTATTGCATAAGTCTTACCACTACGAGTTCCACCAATATGCTGACTAACTCTTGCTTTAGATTCTAATAGATTCTCAAATGTGACTGTGGTGTTAATCGTTACTTCCACTCTTATTTATGTTTACTGATATAGTATGAATCCTTTGCTCTATCTCTCCTCTCAATTCTGTCCTACTCAATTTAGGTATTGTGAACTCCATTAGTTTAAGTGCCAGTTCTATTGCACGTTCCGGGTCTTCCTTCCTAATCTTTTCTAAATCAGCTGATAATGTATTGAGTGTATTATCTACTGCTCTTGCAATTGTCAGCTTCATCATCTCCGTAGAACGATTGATTGCGCCTTTGGGTCTGCCCGTTGCTAATTTATGTCCTTTTGTAAATCCCATATTAATTCCTATTATTTAAATATAACATAGTCGAATTCTTTTGTAGTTGATATACACATATATACATATATACACTATCCAATCAGTGCCTTCCATATTGTCAATAGCATATCAAATCCAAATGATAGTATCCATAGTAGGAACAGGTATGCTATAAGGATTATCATTGTATCAGTAGTGAAGAATGAGATTATCCCTTTCCACAATGTTGTTAATAGCTTTCTCATATATTGTGCTTTGCTTTATTCTTTTGTTCTTATACTTTGTTTCTAGTCTATATACTTCTCTTATTACTGGCTGATATATCTCTTCTCTTATTATAAGGTTTGTCAAAATCACTACTTTAAATTCATCTGGTATCTTTCTTAGATTAGAATAGCGTGGATAGAACTCGCCTTCCCACTCTGCTACACCTAATCCCGTACCGAATGTGTCCGCAATCCTTTGGTATGTTTCTTGTCTTATCACTATCAAAATTTTTAACTATCGACTTCTTCATCCCCCAGCCCCTTCTGATATTCTTCCCATGTCATTCCTCTCGTATCGGGATATTGATTTCTGATTCTTTTAACTGATTTGCTTTTCTTTGCTTCAGCCGTTTCCGCATCTCTTCTATCCATTATCCATTGTAGTATTCCTAACTCTTCAATTTCTTTGAACATCTTATCATAGTGTGCAGTTAGTTCTTCTCTAGTCTCACACTTATTTAGTTCTCTATATATTCTACGAAATCTGCTTTTAGCTTCACCATTTGAGGTATCGAATGGGTATTGTTCTTTCCTTGCTCTCCTACTCCTTTCATTACATTCTTTTTGTAATTTACTTTGACATGCTTTACATCTCCATGCAGGTCTAATAGCATGGAATGGGTCTCCACAATATCTACATATTCTATCTTCAGGTCCGTTCCACTTTCCTTTATTAAACATATAACTTATTTATTACTCTCATCTATGTATGGATTATTTATAACTTCTTTTAAGTGCTGTCTTATTTTCTTAACTGCTAAGAACGTTGTTGATTTACTTATCTTTATATCTTTTGCTACTGAGTCCAAAGTTCTATCACTCATCCAATACAACTGAAAGATACGAGATGCTGGCCACATCTTAGTTGTTTCTAAATGTTTAAGTTCATGCATCACATCATCAAATGCTTGCTGAATACCAATATCTCTTTCTTCATCATAAGGTATGTCAATTTCATCAGAATATACTTCTTCTTTGAATAAAATCTTTGAGTTTCTTTTACATTTATTTATCCAACGGGTTTTCAAATATTGTTGGCAATACATAATGTTGTAACTATTACCCCAAAAGATTGCAGGATTACACTTTTCTGCGAGATAGAGATAGAGTTCCTGCACTAAATCATCTGCAGCATCTCTATCTCTAGTTACAGCTAAAGCCATATTGAGTAACCAATTATGTGAGTCTTTACATAGAGTTTCTAATCTCTTATTACATTCGGCTACTAACATGCTTCCACTTATCATTATTTCTTTTGTTTTATCCAATCCGTTAGATAATCAACTGCTCTCTTCCAATGTGCTCCTGCACTACCACACGTACAAGGACGAGGTTCGTTTTCATTTCTTAGATGATTGAATGTATTCCAAATATATGGTGCTAGATTTTCTGGCAAATATGCACCTAACGATGATACAGTTCTATCTAACTCCTGAAACTCTTCCAATGATAATGGATGGTATTTAGATTGTGCTACATCCGGTTTCAATTCTTCCATTATTTAATTGGTTTTAGTTTAGGTAATTTAATTTCTTCTGGCTTTTGTAAAGGAATACCCTGATTAGGATAAATAGGATTGTCCAAATTGGCGAACTTACTTACCAATTCCCAATGCGGATGAGTTGGTGAGAATGATATGCCCATGGAGCCGATAATCAAAATCAAATCATTTACTGATTCTAACTTTGAAAAGTCAATAAGATAAACCGCTTTTGGGTCTACGTTTGGTTTTAATGTTTCACCGAAATTTAATGTTGCTTTTTCTGCTTTCATAATTGTTTTTTTAGTTTTATAAATTTATATCCTTTGGTTGTTTTTTGAGTTTTGTTTGTATTTAAGCAATTAAATATATCGCTTGGTATTAAGTTAAGTTCTCTAGCACAATCCGTTACTGAAATATATTCTCCTACATAAGAATTGTCCGATTTTCTATATGCTGCAATAGGAACTCTTAATTTTTCTTTTACAATAGCTCCTGCTACCCTTCCACCTAATACACATCCTATTTTTTGAACCTTTCTAGCCTGCTCCATTTGTGCTTCACTTCTAGGTTTACTCCAAGCTATTTTAGCACCAATCTTTTGTACCTTTCTAGCCTGCTCCATTTGTGCTTCAGTTCTTGGTAGTGATGCAGCTATCTTATGACCTATTTCTTGCAACTTCTTTGTATGTCCTAATTCATGCGTTTTAGCACCACCTTTATGCCCCATTGATTTATAGTTGGTTTGATAATACTTAACACAATCAACTTTATATCCATATTGCTTTTGAAATTGAGCTTCTAAATTGCCTGCTGTAAATTTATCAACTGCTTCAGCTAATATTTCAAAATCAGTATAACCCTGAGCTTTAACTCTACGTTTAGGATTTATAGAACACCCTACTTTAACTTTTGGTATATGATAAATGTAATACATTAATTATAACTTAATTTGGTCACAATAACCATTGTAATCTTTATTTGTTAATCTATTCAACCACTGCTTTCGCTCACAGCACCCACAGGAATTCGATTTAAAGAACGTTCTCGCTATCCATAGTGCTATGTGTTCACCTGTTCCAAAGGAGAGCGTATATATCAGCGCCTCTACCCAATCTCCTATTTTAATTCTTTTCATTACTTACCTTTTTTTATTTGCTATTGCTTGTCTGATTAATGCTGATACAAATCCGGACATTGTAAATCCGTGATGTGTACAATATTGTTTTAACGCTGTATGCATTTCTTTTGGCAATTGTATCATTGCGTAATCGCTTTTATCTTTTCTCATTTGTTTTATTTTAATCTTTTGTTTAAGCTCATTCCTAATTTATTGAAGTGGTTTATCATTGTGTATTCTATTGTTCTTAGAGTTTCTCTATCAGTACCTGCCATATCCATTATAATCCACTTATGCTTATCGTAACCATACATGTCAAACGAATGATGTAAGTAAGGCATCAGTCCATTGTTTATTTTATATTCTTTTTTATGTGCTGATTTTCTGGCACTGAAAGAAGTTTGAGTAGAACCTACATATACTTTTCTCTCTGGGTTTATAATGTAATAAATTGCTGAACGAGAATCATCTGCGTTTTTATTTACTTTACCCCATGCAACAACATAGTCAGACCATCTCTTTCTATTTGTTCTTTGCCAGTCAACCTGATAGGTAGGTTTAGTTTGTCTGAAATTAGTATTGATTTGTTTACAACACACTTTACATTTAAATTGTAAACCATCCGGTGATGCTGAACGTTTATAAAATTCAGAAGTAGATTTAGATTCATTACATTGATTGCAAGTTTTCATATTATAATAAATTTAATTCTTTAAATTGTCTTTCCATATATTCAGCTGTCTGATAATCGTGATTCCTTATAGTGTCTATGCTTACTGTATTTGTATTATTAGTCTTTATATTATTAGTCTCGTATTCTTGGTTTGTATTATTAGTAATAGTGGATACTATTTCGGTATCACTAGTCGGTTGATTTGATATTGTCAAGTCCGTTGATTTCGTATGGTCTAGTCCGTTGGATTCATACTCACTAACATTGTCAACTGGCAAGTCCGTTGATTTCGTATGGTCTAGTCCGTTGACCAGAATACCAATAATTTTATCATCGTTTGTACTATAATAGTTCTTACAAGGTACACCCTTTTTAACTACATTGATATAGCCTAATTTATTTAACTCAGCTATTTTATTTTTTACTGCATATTCACTAATTCCTAATTCATTAGACATATCAGGCTGAGATTGGAATATCTCATCTTTCTTAAAAGCTTCCTGTAAATCAATAATGTGTTGTAAAATTAGAGTAGATTCTAAACCAATGGATTTGACCATTTGTTTATTTAAAGACCAATATGAGGTCTTACCGATAGTCCTGCTAAGTAACTTTCTTTTTAGATTTGTTGCCATCTTTTTTTATTTTTTGTTAAATTAAATATACGAAGAATATTTTGAATTACCAAATAATCTTTATAATACTTTATATCACTATGACTAAATATAATAAAGATTTTCCAAACCGCCGAAAATATTAAAAAATATTTAAATGATTTTGCTTGGATTATTCAGGGGAATTGCGTATATTTGTTATGTAATGAGAGATGAACTAAGAAATAACACTATGACTAAGACAGATGAAGAACTTCAGGCAATTTACAAAAGCATTCAGAAAGGTTATGAGGAGCTTATGGAGAGAAACAGGCAGACCATCGAATGGATGGAAAAAGTAGGATTAAAAAAATAACTTTGGAATTGTAGATTTTTTTACCTATCTTTGTTATCTACTAAGAAAGAGGGACTTAATCAATACTGATTCTTTATTGTTAAACTATAATCAGTGTCCCTCTACTTTGTATATATTGTTTGGTTGAGTGCCATCCCAAACAAAACTTTTTTGTAGCCCTCATTGCATTCTGCTTTGGGGGCTTTTTATTTGGAAATCTAAAAAATTATACTTATATTTGTATAACTTAAAATATGGCACATATGAAATTTTGGAACAACCCCACAGATGGTAAACGTAAGATATTAGTAATCCCTAATATTACAAACAGTAGAAAAATAGAAGCAGACTCATTCATTGATGTACTGCATAACCACATAGAGAAGTTAGGAGATGAGTTCTTCTGGCATATTCCTCTGCCTGAACCTGTTAAGCGATTAGCTAAATTTGAAAATGTTCAGCAACATATTATTCAGATGTCTGGTAATATGATTTGGATGCGTAATAACTTACCATTGGATTTAATTAAACTTATGCATTTCCAAAGCGGATTAGATTACGATGTAGTCTATTCACACTTACCTGATTGGCCTGTTGGTAGATTTACTAACAAGCCAATCGTTGGATATTGTCATTGGTGGGAATTTACTTTCTCAAATGGTATCAGTAATCTAAATAGATGGTTAAACTTTGAGCATGAGATATTAGGTACATTGCAAATGGAAAGATTGTATGTAAATACATTTACTCAAAAGCAATCAGTAATGAGAGAAGCAGCTAGATTCTTTAATGACAATATTCTAATGAAGTTAGATGAAATCATTCAGCCATTCTATTTAAATACTGATTCTAATACTTTAGTCCAAGCTCCTACTCCATTCAATAAGAAAGCAATTGTGTTTAATCACCGATTAGCAGATTACAAAGGATGGCCAAAGTTCTATAAGTTTCTTAAAAAGTATAGAGAGAAAAGACAGGACTTTGTTTTATGGGTATCTCAAGCCGGCATTGATGGTAGTAGATTTGATGAGAGCTGGATTATATGCGATTACAAACCAAAAGAAGAATACTTAAATTCCTTGTCAAATTTCAGAGTTTGTGTTACGCCAGTTGAACATCATCACGGATGGTCACTATCAGCAACTGATGCTATGATGAAAGGCTGTCCTGTATTGTTTGGTGAGTGTGACAATTATAGAGAAATTAATCAGAATGGAATGTTCTATAATAATGATGCTGAATTAGAAACAATGTTAGATAGATTATTGGATGATGATGATTATCAGTATCAGCAAGCTGAACAATGTTTAGGTAGAGCATATGAATTGTCCGATACAGGTCACTTTAATGAACTTAAAGCATTACTTTTAGATGCAGATTTAAAACCAAAGAATTACAAAGATATATAGTTGCCATGTTGATTGATAAAAAGAAACCCCACTTCCTTAATTGGTTGTGGGGTTCTTTCATTCGGTTGGTTATTCTCTGATTTATTTACTCTCTATTAAATCTTTAATGCTTGTATTCAATTGGTTTACCATAAAGGTTAAGTTTGTTACTAACTCTTTAAGTTCTTCGATATCTCGTTTAGCTGAATCCATATTCAGTTCTAATTGTAATAATCTAGCTTCCATTATTTTTCTTCATCTATTGGTATGCAATTAGGAACTTCTCTACCATCCATGTCCTTTGTACCATATTGTTCGTATCCATCCCAACATGGGTCTTCAAATTCATACTCACCATTTGGTAAAATCTGTCCTAAATGGATTCCTTTGTATTTAGTATCATAAGATACTCTAGCCATTACTTTAGATGTAGTATCTTTTATCTTACTCATCTTATCTTTATCGTAATATGAATTACAAATAGCTGCAGCTTGGTCTACTTCCTTACCTGATTGTACCTCAATTGGTATGCAGTAATTTAAATAGTTATCTCTACTTTCTCCTGCTTTTGGTTTATCTACTGGCATATCTTTTAATTTTATTGTACGTTATATACTATTCCGTTTAATTCTAACTTCGTTATGTTGTCATAGACGAACGTTCTGTAATCTCCCTTACTCATATCATACATAATCATATATCCTAACGCATTGTAGTTATATCCAACGCCAGGATTTCTGCTTGGTCCGTTGAATGTAAACACTTCTCTGCCTGAATAGGTATCACCTTCTAAAGTAGAACCCCATATTTTAAATGGTACGTTCTTATTAGCTAGAGTTAAATTTCTTAATCTTCTAACAGGTATAGTTTGTTCTTCTGCAAAGAACTGCTTAATTCTATTATGTACTGAATTAATATTCATATTAATCTAATAATGCAGGTGATACAATATCTTTTGCTTTTTCACCTGGGTAAGATGAATTAGGAATTGATGGATTAGCTTCAGTCTCTGTAAGTAATCCCAATTCTCTTAATTTATTTCTACTCCATGCTAAACCTGCTTTACCACCCCATAAAAGATATGAGATAGTTCCACAGGCATTCATATCACTTTCATCGTAATACTCTTCTGCTCTACTCAAATAAGAGTACATTCTCTTTATGGTTTCAACACTTATTGGTTCACCCTTTGCTAATTGCTGAGCTCTTACTTTACCTACCGGAGTAGCGCATTTATTATTATTCTTATCGTTTAAATCAATTCCTTTCTTAGCGTTATTAGAAATACCACTACCATAATCGGAATAAGATTCCATCTCTATCCTTTCACCCTTACCAAATCGCTTATCCTTTCGTATAATCGCTTTAATCTGTCCAAGCAATACATTCACCTCATTTTCACTTAGCTCCTCTAAATCCTTCTCTAAATCGATTTTAGAAGCATGTACTAAAGCATGAGTGAATAATCCTTCTATACTGAATCCTTGTACCTTACCCGTTTTAACATAATCGTTCCAAATCTTTTCATCAGTAATCTTAAACATACCAACCCAAGTTCCTTCAGGTAAACTTAAACCATAGTTATTTGATTTGTCTAACTTACCATCTTTAACCCAACTCTCTACTAAATGAACTCCTTTGACACTTTTGTCATGCTCAATTGTAGCTTTGTCAGTATATTTTTTCATCAAATAGTTTTGAGCTAATTTCTTAACTGTATCCTTTGTGAAAAATACGTGGTATGGTTGTCCTTCACCATCTACTCTTAATATCTTTTTATCAGGTATTAGTATCGGTCCTAATAGCATTTTTTGTTCAGTATCTACTTTAGCAAACTGAACTGCTTCTTTATCGAAATAAACGAAATCAGATTCTATCGCTGGAGATTCTACTAAACTAATAGCAAAAACTTCATCGGTATCATCTTCAATGCGTAATTCGTATAATAAATCTTTCATAATATATTAACAATTAGAAATTTAAAAATTATTATCCACCCGTAAAGGTAGCTGCTCTACTCGTTCTTCTATCTAATGCCTGTTGTGATGATACATCTCCACTCACTACATAAGCACGTACAGGCTTTTGAGCTGCTGATAGTGTTTGAGCTATTTGTGTATTTGGATTCATACCACCACCCGTTTGTATTTGTGGTGCGGCTGCTCCTGCAACTCTCGGTACTGCAATCGATGGTGCTGATGCGGCACTTCCGCCACCTCCACCACTTACACCCGCTTGAGATGCTGCTTTATTAATTTCTGATATTGATTTAACTGCTCCTGCTACGGATGCCGCAATTGATAAACCTGCTGATACGGAGTTGATTGCTACCCACGGCATACCGAATGTTAATGGTGATGCCGCTACTGCTTTAGCGTTAGCAATACCCGTTGATGCGATAATCTGTCCAATAGATGCTGCCTGTTGTATAATTACACCAGCGATTGCCAATGCTTTATTCTTTCCTGCAACTTGCGATAACACACCTCCGAATTGTTCAAACAATCCTAAGTATGCCATATTGATTTCATGCTTAGCTGCATTTGCTGCTCTTTCAGTTGCTATCTCTTGGTCAGTTATTCCCTTTCTTGCATCTGCATACTTCTTTCTGATTTCAGTTTTCTGAAATTCAGTAAGTTCAGTATTTTGTAATTCTAATGCTTCTTGCTCAGCAAGTATCGCTCTTTGTTCTCCTAAACGAGCTATATCAGCTTCGAAATCAAATTCTACTAACTGATTCTGTCTATCTAAATCTTCTAACTTACTTTGTAAGCCTGATAATAAGATACCTCTTTCATCGGCTTGCTTCTTTAGTAAATCTTCTTTATCCTTCTTATCTTTCTCTTCTTTCTTTTTAGCTTCTTCATCATCGTACTTCTTCTTTATTTCAGCAAGTGTAATACGATACTGCTCTTCAATAGCAGTCATATCAGTTCTACCTGCTTCTGCTAATACCTTTCTTTGTTCTGCTAATTTTAATCCTGCTTCATATTCAGATTTTTCTCTTTCTGAAAGTGTAGCTTTGAATGCTTCTAATTCAACTGCATTTGCTGCTTCAGCTTTCTTTAAGTTTTCTTGTCTTAACTTCTCTGCTTCTGCTGCTGCTTTCTCTTCTGCTGCTTTCTTTTTAGCTGCTGCATCTCCTGCATTCTTATTTCTTTTATCTAACTCTTCCTTTTCAGTTTTAGTTTGCTCCTTTGTACCTGATTCAAATCGTTTGTATGTATCATCAAAGGTTTTAGCAACACCTGTAAACGCATCTTTAATACCTGCAGCACCTTCTTTAAGTGCATCAAAATCTAATGTGAATACACCTTTAAGAATCTTACCTACCGATACACCTACGTTCTTTACTAATGTGAATAGAGAGTATAGACCCGAATAGAACATACCAATACCCTTTGTGATATATGGTAATGCTGATGTAGCCATTTCAATAAAGGCATCTAATACAGGCTCAAATGCTCTGAATATACCACCCAATATCTTTTCGAATGCGATAAATAGTGGTTGTATTTTCTTCATTGCAACTTCACTTTGTGAAAATGCTGCAACTAATCCACCTACTGCTGCTACAATTAAACCAATTACTGATGCTTTTAGTACGGCATTAAAAGATGAGAAGTTCTTTTGAGCACTTCTTAATCCTTGTCCTAATACTCCTAATGGACCTGATGCGTTCTCTAAGTAGCCGGCAAAATCATCCGAAGTTGCAGAAGCATCTTTAATTGCATCATCCATGTCACGAATGGATGCCGATATCTTATTGAATTCAGCAGAACCTGCTGCCGTTTCCTTTATCTGCCTCTTTAATGCTTTTAAATTGGCAATGGTGGGAGCGGTATCCGCTTCAATATCTACTTTTACTGTGACTTTCTTCTCAGCCATATTTCTCTAATTAATTTTCTCCAACCATCTTTCCAGGCAGTTACTAACAATATGCTCCACCTGTAAATGGACCACATCCACTCGTACTTCCTTCTCTAACACAATATAAGTTATAAGTGTTTCCTACTGGCACAAATGCTGATTGTGCAAATCCACCACAATTAGTCCAATAAATTGTACATCCTGCGTAAGCGTAGTATGAGTAATCTCTACATTCAACCGTAGGACAACCATATTGACCTGTTGCTGTTATTGATACGTTTGCTCCACCTGGATTCGAACCATATGTGTTTACAATTGTATAATCATTGCCAGCATATGTTACTCTATCATTTGTAAAGAATGTATTTTGTAGATACGATGTTGTTGTTAATGTAGATGCATCATCACAACTTTGTATTTGATGCCAAACATAAACAGGCTCCGGAGTAAAATATACTACGTTTGATGGTGAAGATTCCGTACCACCCGTACAATTTGTTATTATTCTATAATATGTAGCTACAGCCGGAACTGATAATGTTCTTGGTGATGTACACCCTGCTGTATTACTTCCACCCCAACTTATACCATCAAGTGATGTTTGTACAGTAGTTGCAACGCAATCTATACACGTATCTCCACCACCTAAAGTAAAGCTGATGTTAACGCTTGAACCACTTTGTGTTGCTGATGTAATTGTTGGCGAACAACAACTAGTCACAACAGGAGTATTTTCAGTTGCTTGGAAGAATGTATCTGAAATAATTGGACCTAATAATTGTAAATCACACGTACCATCTTTTAATGAATAATCATTTATTGCACGAAGATGATAATAGTTACCTCTAAAGTTTACAATATCATTCAATTCCATTTTAACATAATCAGCTAAAGGGATTATTGCAGAGCAATTAAGCAATCTCGTTTTTGGATTGTATAGTAATGATATATACTTTTCCCAATAGTTTGTATAAAGTGAGCCTGATGGAACAATTCCATAAGAAGTACCTTCGTTATTAAATAATAATGATAAAGAACCTTCAGTTGGAAAACTACCTGTTACTACATTATAGTTGTCAAAATAAGGAAATGCATCTTGTTGATAAGTTACACCACCAAAAGCTGCTGAACCGCTTTCTATCCAATATGGTTCACATTCAACCATTCCATTATAAAAGAATAATCGTGGTAGAACTCTAGATGGATTAAATGATGCATCTGATATGTAGGTTGGTATGTATATTGGAATTATCTGACTCATATATTAAGGGCATGTAGTTGTTGAATAAACGTTTCCACCATAATCTATAAATGATGTAACTTTTGAATAGTAATACGGGAATCCCCACTTCCAATATTGGTATCCACCATTGAATGGAGTTGTTAATGCAGAATCAGTAAATAATTGTGTGTTTAAATCCGGATTGCCATATTGGCCATATACTATTGTTTGAAATGAATATGTGTTACTACAAGCTGCAGATGGACTTGAATATCCGTTATTACCCATAACAAACATATAAGATGTAACAGGTGGTGGTGCAAATCCACCAACACTACCACTTAAACCTGTTCCTGGTATTCTGGTTAATGGTGTAGATGCAAATGTTGTTTTAACTTCAAACTTACCTTGTGAGAAGAAGTTTGTTGTATCAGTATAATATATTTTACCATATTCCCTATTTGCTGCTTTACTAAATTGTAGTGAAAGGTAATCTTGGTCTAATGTATCTCCAAAATTTAATTGGTTTACAGCTAAGTTGTTAGCTGGAATTACTTCAATCTTATCATCTAAATTAATGTATCTATTAAAATCCTTTATCTGTCCTTTATTATACCAACTATTAAATGTTTCAATAATGAACTCATTTGTTTTAGATTTATTAGGATATATTACTAAATTAAACTTTCTTTGTAAGCCTGTAATAAAATCAATTTGCTTAATTCCATTAGTACCATACGGCATATTAGATGGTATATCCATCACTCTACCATCAGCTGCTTGGTTTACTTGCGTAATTTGTAAATAAGATTTTGTAGTATTATCGGGGTCGATAGTTACAGTTGGTTGTACAGTTGGTGATGCAAAATTAGGTTTTTGTTTTAGTTGAAAGTAATAATTACCCGCTGGAATTCCATACAATTTAAATTGTGTTTGTAATTCGTATGTAGTGTTTATACCACCTGTTCTACTATTTTGTAATTGGTCAAAGAAATTAATATAAGATTGTAAAGCGCCTAATGAATATGCAGTTCCGCTACCGGTTTCTGCCAATTGTAATTGGAACGTACCATTTGCACTAAAAGTTCCAGGTATGTTATTTACTGAACAACTTACATTTAGATTAAGATTAAGAATACCTTCTAAATTAGTTGTTTTCTCTACTCTATATGCACCATTCTGATAAAATCCTTGTGGGTCTGATAAACTATTATACCAAGGCAAAGTAACAAAAGTATTTGATGGCATAAGAACATCTGTCATTCCACTACCACTAATTGCCCCTATTTTAATTTTACCATATGTTTCCATATCAATACCATCAAATTCAGGATACTTTAAAGAATGATTACAAATCATATATACATCATCCATAAATGGTTCATTCATAAATGATGAAGAATATGTGTATCCTGCTTCTTCAAATATAGCATCCATTACAGCTCTTGCTCTGATTGCAGGTTTAAAGTTTTGCACAGTCAATGCTCCCTCTTGGTCATTCATTCCAAATGTTTGTAAATCGCCTGATGCGTATTGATACCCCGTACCATAATCTGCTAAAGGATAAACTATATCACCATTGAAAAGATTACCATTCCAACTTGCTGAAATATTATCTAAAGATGCAGTGTGATTGAATTTTGCTAAAGAAGTTAGATTAGTTAAGAAATCTCTATTAACATCTCTACCAAATGAAGATAGTGTACCATATACAGTAACTTCATATGAATCAATAAATTTATTAGCAAGAACATTTACTTTGTTAAGTTGAAGATATCCATTTGAAAGATATACTGAATCAAAATCAAAATATGCCGGCACCTTTATGTTTGTTGCGAATAAGAAAGGTGAATCGATACTAATATCATAAACGTGCTCAAAAAAAGCATTGTTTACCTTTGTACCTGGCAAAGTAATTTGACGAGTAAAATCAGATGGTAATACTCCGATATCAAATAAACCTGTTACGTTATTTGATAACTTAATATCCTCATCTGCGAATAAATCTAATTGTTGCCCATTGGCAACTAATCGAAAAGTAAACGATTGTGTACTAATTACTCCCATTATAGTATTAATTTATAGCTTTGACCAAAATTAAATTCAAATTGATATTGAATTAATTTATCTACAACACCTGTTTTAAATGTCATACCCTGTGTCGCTATCGTTACAGGTCTTAATACATTAAATTTAGTATCAACCCAATATAGTTCATCTGAAACTAATAATTGTTTTAATATTTCATTCCAATCTTCTGTCAACCAATTTGTATTTAGTGAAAGTGATTGTTTAGAATCTGATATGTAATTTAATACTGAGCTATCGGTTGATTGATATGATAAAGTAGAACCTTCCCATGTACCAATTTGTGGTTGGTAAGTTCTCTTTTCAGTTTCAAAAGATTGTCTACTAACTTCATTCATATCAATATAGTCAAACTGACCGTATCTATTTTTAAATGCAATCCTTTGATTAGGATATTTTGTAGGACAAACTATTTCAAATCTAACCGATGTTCCTATTGGTGTAGAGCCAGTATATGCTTGCATACTAAACCATTCTAATGAACTTAAAGATGCTGCATATGGAAATCCTGCGTTAGATGGTGCTTGTGGATATTGTAATATACACAAAGATGTTGTCGTAGCATTTTCGGTAATTAAATCAGTAGCAGTTCCTAAATTAGAATCATATGTTATCCTATCAGGAACAATTGCACCAACGTTACCAATGAATACACCCATAGTTCCAACATCAGTAGTTAATACGGATTGTGTTACAGGTCCATCAGTCATTAAAGGCCAGAATGGTGTTTTAGCTGATATTTGTTGTCCTATTGGCTCAGGGAATATACCATACCCATCCAATGCTCTATAAGTTTGTGAACGAACGTGTGAGCCTGTTATATATACACTACCTGAAAGATATTGTGTATAGAAATCAACTGCGAAATACATTACGTTTGAAGGATTATCAATTCTCAAATCAGTTAGAGTTGAGTTTATAATTCTATTCAAATCGAATATACCTACTGTTGAAGTATTTGGAAACTTTAATAATGTGTAATCAGGCACCGAAGATGATTGGAATAGATTTCCTTGCCAATAATATAATTCACCTACATATTGAAATGAAGATGATGTATATAGTGGCGTATTCTCACTTACCGTAAATATAATCGGTGATTGAGCTAACGATGCTGATGCTGGTGTTTGTGTAATACTAAGAGCCATAAAGTACTATGTGTTTATTATAAATAACCACCGACTTTATAAAAGTATTCGATACTATTTTACATCCCTAAATTCTTTCTCCACAATGTTGCCTACTTCGACTGCTATTTCATCTACAAGTGCGCTTACATAATCATCAATCATCTTTTGAACTAACGGGTCATTAATTGCCTGTTGAGCAAAGTTAATTGATTTAGGTACGTTTGGAGTTTTACCAGTCCTAACACTGTCTGATACATTTGGGTCATTCCAAAACTTACCATACTCAGCGCCTGGCGGAGAAACATCTAATTCAAATTCAAATGAACGTTTAGCACCAGCTTTAGATTGCTTAATCATACCTGAAGGACGATTATAATCTGCTAACTTACGTTTTAGATTACCCGTCTTTTTAGGTGCTTTTAAAACAGCTAAATCTCTAATCTTATTTGCTATTTGTGCTAATGTTGCCATTATGTTGATATGTTAGCTGAAGATGTAAATGTATGATATACATACGAGCCTGATATTGAAACACTACCACCACCAATAAGTTGTGTTGTTCCTGGATATCGTATAATATTAATACCAGCAGAACCACTTGCTCCTGTTATTGGACTGAATGATGCTCCACCGCCACCACCTGCTCCTTTATTTGGTGCACCTGCTGTTGCTAATATACCAAATTGTTCATCACCACCAGTTCCACCTCCACCAATTCCAGGAGTACCAGGATTAATACCATAAGAATTACCTCCACCGGCAGAACCTCCACCTGCGTAATAATTTCCATCTAACCATTGTGAGCCTGAACCACCACTACCTGCGTAAGATAAATACCCTGCACCTGCATTAAATATCCATGCAGTTCCGGCTGATGAAGCACCTCCACCACCACCGCCTGGGTATAAATTACTTCCTGATAGCAGTTAGTGAAAATACTGAAGAATTTTGTCCATTTGAACCGGATTGCAAATTAGTACTTCCTCCTCTACCACCTAACCCAATAGTTACAGGGTAAACAGAAGAAGGTTGTAATGAAAAACTTCCAGATAATAAACTACCTGCACCACCACCTGCACCAGGACCATTACCACCTGCACCTGCACCTCCGCCGCCACCTCCTGCTACTAAAAGATACTCTACACTTAATGATGATGTTATACTTCCTGAAAGACATGTAAAGCATGTAGAAAATGAAGCAGAAACATCTACATTGGTTAAAGAAACTGATGTAGATAAAGATGATGTTAAATTAGTTACAGTCCAACAAGATGAAGTAGTAGTTAATTCAGTATTATTAACTTTTAATACACTACCTGTATTATAATATGCATAATCATCTAAAGTTACCCATAAACTATGTGTAGTTAAACAAGATGATAGTAATAAAGCACCTTTGGGTTTTGGTGTTACATTTGTAATCCAAATTGCAGAACCATATTCGTTATTATTCGTACCACCATCAAGTGGTGGCATTTCTGAAGAAACTATTATACTTGAGTTTAATGAACCAGGTGTTCCAATCAAAATGGATGATGATAAATTGCTTGACCAAAATCCGTTTCTATTTTGAAGAGTTTGCGAAGTAATATATGGAAAGAAATAGTTACCAGGTGTAACCGCTGAATCACGCTTTAAAGTTAAAGTATAATCACACGGAATTCCTTTATATGGATATGCTAATACCTGCCCTGGAAATTTTGATACAATTGTCCATAGAATACGCATTCCATAAAAATTACTGGCAGAACCGATAGCCATTGGATTACATTGAGAAATAATTCTTTTAGTTTGTCCAAATGCAATAGTATCATTTACAATATTTCCATTTATATCAATGTAATTATAATATTGAAGTCCTTTATCACCAAGATTACTACCATACGTTATATCGATATACCAAGCTTCTACACCTGTATTTGGATATGAATTTATACAACATTGTGATGGTTGAGATGTAGTTCTACTACCACATACAGTTCCAAGTGAAACTTCTCTAACACAACTTCTATCAACAACTGATGTTACACATCTAGTTATAGGAGGTTGCCCCCAATATACCGTTTCTAATTGTTGATTACCACTACAATCATACCATTCAGCAGTTGCAGCACCACCAACAGAACATCCAATTCCACCATATTCAAATGTATAGTTTATACAATCGGTAGTTGTAAAAGAAGTAGATGGAGCAGCATTACAAAAAAAGGCTGTACCCGCTACATAAACATTACTCTTTATTATATCACTGCTATTAACAACATCCATACAAACCTGAACAGGTACTGAAACCTTTGTTGCTGAGCCTGATATTGATACACCATCGAATAAATAAGTAAAGTTTTGAGGAACTCCACTAAATGAAGTAGCTGAATAGTTTACAGTTAAATCTGCTCTTGTCGCTAGTTGATTATTCCAATAAGTTACGGGTATATACATAATTAAACCATATTTTTAATACTAACTGCGTATATTGAGGATGTATTAAATGTTGCAAATGAAAGTATATCTACGGAGTTAGGAAATACCGATGCACTATATGCAGAACCTGTTGCAAACTTTAATGCTGATGAGTAATTTAAACTACCAGTCGTAGATTGTTGAGTTACTAATAACTGAACAGTTTCGCCGGGTTGTATATTTGTTGTATTTAAAAATGTTACAGATGCAGTTGGTAAAGTTAAAGTAAAAAAGTTACCTAAACTTAAATCCATACTTGCTGTTTGAGATGTTACACTTAAATTAATTACTCTACCTCTAACACTTCCACTAAATATTTGATTACCATTGAATGTATTACTTCCAGTCGTTGCGTATGAGCCAGTAAATGAAGATAATGTATTTATTCTAGCATTTGTTAATCCATTCGAAGAAGAAACTGATTGCGATAACGAAGTTATATTATTATTCGTTGTTACAAAATCAGCTGCTATCGATGCACTAAATGATTGTGTATAAGCATTAAATGAAGAAGTAAATAACTTCTGATTAATATTACTTTGTAATACAGATGCAGTTTGTGTTAACTCTGCAGTTGTTGCAAAAGCTGTTTCTAAAGATGATGACCAGTTTTCTAATTCATCTAAACGGGCATCTACTGAAGTACTAAATGGTCCTTCTAAAAAATCTAAACGAGCATCTACCGATTGAGAATAAGAAGTTACATTACCAATTCCACTAATTGTAGAAGAAGAAATATTTCCTTTTACTTCTAAGTTATTAGAGATACCCATAGAACCTGTCAAAGAAGCGCTTCCTGACATTATCACATCTCCATTGAGTGTTTGTGTATCTAAGATGCTATCTCCTAATATATTGCTCCCTGAAGAGAATATAATTGATGATGATTCTATTAGTGTTACTACCTTACTTGCGAATAAAGTACCAACTACATTTAAATTATTTCTTACTTCAATATTAGAAGCAGTAATATCATTTGAGAATATAGTGTCTACACCACTTGCAGTAAATGCAGTTCTTAATGAAGATGTATAGTTTTCGAGGTTAGTAAATTCAGCCCACAAAGATTGTGAGAATGAGGTTACGTTACCTATACCATTTATAGTAGAAGAAGATATCTCATTACTAACAAATAGAGAGCCTGTATTTCTTTGGCTTCCACTTACTTCTAAATTACCATTAATTCTTACGTTATCGTTTACAACTACTTTACCTTCAATATCAAATGTACCTGAAATAATTAAGTTTTCAGATATTTCCAAAGAGCCTGTTATTCTGGCAGTTGGAGAGATTTGACCTCTGAATGTATAAGGCTGTAATGATTGTGGGAACTGACCTGCCATTGTAATATAGTAGCCAGATACCGATTGAGATACCGCAGTTACCACACCATTTGTAACGTTTATACCATTACCTATCCAACCAACTTGCACATCGGCAATTGATGGAGGATAACCACCCAATGGATAGCTACCAGTCACAAATACCGTATCAGTAAAGAATGGTTGTGTTGAATTTATATACGCCGGCGTTGATGCAGTAAAGTATGTATCTAAATCAAATACACCCGTTAATTCAGTACTATTATTTACAATTAAATTATTAGTAGTAATTGTATTAGATGCTGATATACTACCAGTTGCATTTAAATATACACCTAAGCCTGTACCAACTCCATCTTGTATTTCAACTAATGTAGCAGAAGCTGATGAATTATTACCAAAATGTAATAATGATTGATAGCTTTGTGAAATATATAAGTTACTTAAACTTCCCATTTTATTTTATTTATCTTTTAATCGTATTGCCATTGTCTATATGCTACATCCGTTCCTTCTCCCCACTTTTGTGGTGTTGTATTCCATATTTGTGGATTAGCCCATAGTTCACAATACTCACACGTTCCAAAATCAACATATGGTAAAGCAAGTATTGGTAAATTCACAAAATCAAAATCATCTGAACCATTGAACGTATCTACAATAGTATAACAATTGTAGTCGTAGTAGGTAGTGATGTCTCTTCTAGCATCTAATATATATTTGCTCATAAAGACCTGACCTATACTGCCTGATTCAGCTAATACCGCTTTATACTGCTCACCCGTATCACACTCTTCAATTATATATCCACTTCCACTTGGATTAACTAAAAAAAAAAGGCAACGATTTTTATCGTTGTGAGTAGTTAACTCAAAGGTTGCTACCCACCCCGCGAGTCCATTATTGAACCTATCGGAGAAGGGTTGACAAACAATATCTCCGTTTACTTCGAATCCCTGCACCCCCCTTTGTGTGTAAGCCGTTAAATCGTTTAATACTGCAAGTGTGTTAGCATGAATATCAACCATGTCATCCACTCCGTAGAACGGAATAGTTTGAGCGTTTGTGCTACCTGATGATTCATTGTTTAGATTCTTTTGCTTATCAGCAATTGTTAATTGTACTGTAAAAGTAGTTGTTGATGTTTCAAATCTACTATCAGTAATTAAAACATTACCTAATGGATATTCGGTGTACTGCTTATCATCAATCGAGTCAATATCACCATAGGTAACGGATTGAATCGATGGATGGTTCTTCATTATCGTCTTAAAATAATTTAAAACGTTGTAATAAAGAGAGTAGTTTACGCCTGTATTATGTACAATTTGTTGTGCCATAGTTTATTATAATTGGATTCCACCAAAATATTGATTCGATTGGTCAGGATATATCTGCGTTTGATTTCCAACACTTTGTAAGTATTGAGGAATATTGTTTGAATATGCAATCAAATAGTTTTGTAATCTAAGTGCGTAGTAGTCAGCATTGTTTTGTGCTTTTTGTAAAAGGTAATCTATCTCACCTTTAGATGGAGCGATACCTTGCTCACTTTGTTGCTTTACTGCTCCATTAGATTTAAACTGAACTGAACTAAATGGAATATATTCAACACACGCATACCACAATAAGGTATATTTGATATGGTCATCCATTAAGTCCTGATAATATACATCCAATGTATTAAACGTATTGGTTTCTATTTTCGATTGTAGAAAATCAAATAAAACAGTTCCCAATAAGTTCTTTAAGTACTTATCCTGTGCAGTTCTACAAAATGGTAATAGAGCATCTGCATCTATCGCACCTTGTAGTGGGCTATTCTTAATGATATCGTTTCGTGTTATGAATAATGCGTACATATATTTGTTTATTTAAATTCTCTTTCAAAAAATGCTGATTGCGTTCCTACTGTTCTGATAAAATCTATATCAGATGTATCCACTGCTTTAGCCATTACAACATCTTCATTTGTATCTACCGGCTCATCCTCTGTTGTTGCAGGATTCTCCATTGAATCGTTTACCTCATCTTCTACTTGCTCAACACTCTTATCAGTTTCTTCAGCAGTTTGTGAAAGAATTACTAATGGAGTTAATTGTTCAAAGTATAATTCAGTATCAGCGTATCCGCCACACGTTAATGCGTAATCAATTGCGTTCAATAGAATGTTTTGGAATGGCATAATAGTCATCGTTTGCATAATAGAGAATGCCGTTTTCATTTCTTCTGATTGAGAAGAGAATCCATTGTTAGCAGTTCTAATACCAAATAATAAAGGCGATGTAATTCTATGTGATACTAATATTCTGTCTTGCGCATATTCCGCAACGTATTGAAACTTTTCGTGTAAATTGTCGATACTAATTGTATCAACAGTAGGTTTAGTGAGTGGGTCATCATTAAATGATAACATAAAACGGCCAGCGTTGTTTGTGCCCGTAAACTTAGCTTGAAGTAAATCTTCAATAGTTTGTCTTTCTTCAGGTGCAGGTACTCCATTGTTAAAGTTTACCATAACCATTGGCAAGAAGCCATTAGTAATATTACTTAAATGTAAGTTACTTAACTCTGCTTCACTTATACTGAATTGTAAAGATGAAACATAATCAGGCAATGCATAGTAATATAAACCAGGACAATAATGTTTGATGTAAAGGATTTCCATTTTCTCATTTGATGTTTCAAATGCAGGAATCTTTTTCTTATCTTTTATCTTTCTTTGGTCATTCCAATCAGTACAATAATAATAATTGTCGATTCTCGGAGAACCATATAGTTTTTCAGCACGAAGTGTTTGAACTGGTATGTGATACATTTTAATTATCTTAGTATGCTCATCATTCCAATAAACCTGAAATGCTGCATTACCAAATAATTTAAAATCAAATGATACTCTCTTTAATTCCTCTTGTGGTAATATTCTAGCTATTACATCATTCAATTCAGGTCTTTTAGAGTATATACCCTTACCAAATATTAAATCTGCAATACCTTCGATAGATGCTGCATTAGTTGTAGAAGTATTGTAAGCTAATGTTACGGCATCAAAGAAATCATCGTGTCCATAAACACCAAACGGCACCCAGCTGTATCGGGTCTTTGTATCTTCCGTAATTATAGGAAGCTGATTTGTGTTTACGTTAACTACTGAAAATTGTTGTTGTTGTTTCATATTAATCCATTATTATATATCGATTCTCTGATTGGTGAGAAATATATTGCCTATTTTTATTTTCATATACTGTCTTATCGATACTTTGTGAAGCAAATACCTGAAAAGAACCATTCCAAATTGGAGTAAGTGAGCCACTATTGATTAATGTTGCTCTATATTCAGCTCCAACATTAGCTCCACTTATGTCTAAAGAGAATGATACATATGATTCGTATGATTCGTATGTTAATCCGCTAATAGAAGCAGTGAAGTTTTCTAAGGTTGTCATATCTTGCAGACTCATAGTGTACTGCGAACTTGCAGTAGGTTGAGTTCTGAATACATACTGATTACTTTGTGATATAAAATATGCTAACATTATCTATGTTTTATCTTGTCTTTATCTATAAATAACAACTACACAACTATAAATAGTTAAGCATAAAAAAAGGGTACTACCTAAGTAATACCCTTTAATATTTTTTACTAATATACTGAATTAGTTAAATACGATTGTCGGTTGTGTAGATAAACCTGCGAATGCGTTAGTAGTTGTACTACCACTCAAAAATGATGCCGGTAAAGCTTCCTGACCTGTGAAAGTTACTGAATAACCATAAAGGTCACCCATTGCTCCACCTGTTTGAATTGTACCTGCAGTTACATCTGCACCTTCTTTTTCACCAACTAACAATGCATCTCCGTTCATAGTCCATACAACGATTTGAGGTCTACCATAAGCCATAAGCTTTAATTGAGTAGTCATTTCGTTTGTTAATTTCTTCAAATTAAGAGTTAACTCTTGAGAGAAGAAAGTTGTACCATTATCACGAGAAGTATTTACAGTTTCAGTATATGCAGAATTACCTTTCAATTCGTAGTAATAAACCGTCGAACCTGATGGTAATGCGGTTACTTGTCCGCTTCCGTTTTTCGTAAAGGAGCCAGTAGTATAGTTAATGAAGTAAACTCCTTGAAGTCCACCTACACTTTCCTTACATACCTCTTGACGTCCTTGCGTTAATAAACATGCCATATACTTTAGTGTTTTAAATTTGTTAATAAATGGGTGAGGATTACTCCCCACCCGTTATTGTTAGTTAGTTATTAGTATGCTCCGTAGTAAACGATGTCCTGTCCGATACCAAATTGAGTACCTGCAGTATATCTCATTATAATACGATAGTTTTGTGAGCCATCGATATTAGCCATGTCTAATACTCTTACCTCGTTGTAATCAGATAATAAACCTGTTCCGAAGAATAAGTTTGATTTCTGAGCTGCTACGATTTTAGATGCACTCATACCTGGACATAATACGATTTCAACACCGTTGAAGTTGAATGGTTTCTCACCAACGTTCATTTGGTTGTTCCATCCGTTTGCACCGATAGCACCACCTGCTAAAGCTTGTTGGTATGCTTTTGCTACGTTAGTAGGAACATACAACAATAAATCTTCTTTACCATATACAGTATCTGGCACAGTATCTAATACTGAGTTCATTACTGATAATACGTTAGCTGAAGTGATAGAGCCAGAGATGATTACTGAACCACTCTTAGCTGCTAATACTGCTCCTGCTCCACCAGCTGCAATAGATGCAGATAATGCGGTTTGGAATCCAGGGAATGAACCATTCGCTGTTGTACCTTGCCAAATTGCTGTTTCAGTTGCTTCTGCAACTTTACCACCAACATAAGAGATTAAGAAATCGTTGAAGTTCTTTGGAATTTCATCGAATGCAGAAAATCCTAATTGTAGAGCTTCCCAGCTATCTACGAATTCTTGCTTACATAATTCCAAGTTAACTTGTAATTCTTTCGGAGTCAATACTTGCTCTGAAATAGATACACTACCTGAAGTTACGAAATCACAACTAGCATCTTGTACGATACCAGATACGTCTAATTTTTGGATTACAGATTTGAACTTCACGTTTGGCATGATAGTTACTAATTTGTTATCCAAAGTTCTTGCACTTAACAATGCTGCTGCTATATAGCCAGAAGCTGCTTCACCTGCGTAGGTAGAAGTAATTGTAGGAAGTGCGAAATTTTGTTTTGCTTTCATTTTTCCTTTGTTTTTTAAATGAGTTAAAATATTTTTACTTATAAAGTTTTGATAAGAATGAGCTTTGAGCGTTCTCTACTTTCTTACCATAATTTTTGTTATTGCTTTGTGCTGAGAATTTAGTACCCTCTTCGATTGGAGCACCATCTAATTTAGGAAGTTCCATTTCTTCGATATCATCTTCTTTTTTGATATCAGCTTCTTTGTCTACTACCTCTTCTTTTACTTCTTGCATATCCATTATCTTCTTCTCCATCTCTTCGATGCGATAAGCTAATTTCTCAACCATATCTTTCAATTCGATTTCAATAGAAGGTTCTTCATCTTCCATTGGTTCGCCATTGGTTTCAGGCATATTAGGGTCAACTTCTTCAGTTTCTTCAGCCATTAAAGTACCATCTTTTACTTGGTTCTTTTGGTCTTTAACTTCATTAGCTTTTTCCTTATCACCTGATGCTTGAGGGATATCTTCAGTTTTTACAGTTTCTAATTCAACATTTTCTCTTTCAACGATTTTACCATCTTTAGAGATTACTTTAATTAGAGTTTCATTTCCTTCAGTATCTTTCAATGATAACTCATGCTCACCATCTGGTGCAGGAGTTTTAGTTCCATCTTCTGATACTACGAACAAATCTTCACCTACATCGAAAGTAGCTGATTCTACGATTGTTCCGTCTTTTAATTTTGCGTAAGCTAAATTAACTTCATCTTGTGATAATAAACTTAATATCTTACCTAATACTTTTTTAGCGTTCATAATTTTTTTGTTTTTCTAAATTATATAATATATAACAACTTCGATTTCAAAAGTTGTAATTTTTTTTATTCTACTTGTGTA